ATAGATTGTGATACAGACAGATCACCACTTATCAAACCTCCTGACTTATCAAACTTATTATTAAGCTTGGCTTTAACCTTTTGTCCTAATTGTGTAAGTAAGCTACTCATATCGGGGCGATGTTATATTAGGGTGTAGTTAAGCCGTCAAGGAAATCCTGGTAATCACCTACTTCTTCTTCACGAGCGTCAAGGAAGTAAGGTAGATCGTTCCAAGCAGTTGATCCGTCACCTATTTTAATTCTGTTACGAGCTGAATCGATCTCAATACCTATCTCTCCCTCTAAAAGTACAGGGTTGGCAGATGCCCAGTTTGTAGCGGAATCGTTTCTAAGTTGTATTCTTTTACTGAAAGTTGCCATTTGTTATGCTCCTCCTCCATTGTAAACATCTAAATTATCACTAGCATTCGCAGCACCTGCATATATCTGTGGATCACTTAAAGGGGCATCACCACCGCTAATACCGATAATGTCAGGGTCTGATGTAATAGAATCTACTAATGTCTGTGCAGCTTGTGTAGTAGCGTTTGCTTCAGCCACTCCTTTACTTGCAGTGTTACTAAGTGTCCGGTATTGAGCAGACAGCGGGTGTGGACGAACTATAGGACGGATGGGCATCTTAGCATTTCCAACGACGCAACGCTAGAGCTTTACGAGTAGGTCTACCTTTGGAATCTTTCATCGGTCCCTTGACTCCTGACATCCTCGCACAAAAAGAACGCTTCCTAGGACCACCACCAGGCTGAGGAGCTTTTAGTTTAGAACCAGTAGCACGATTGTACTTAGCTCTACCTTTAGCAGTCAACCCACCCTTACGGGACTTCTCACCTCTACCGAGGGATAGTGATACAGACTTAGGCATCGTTACTTCTTCGGGAAACCACGCTTCATATTAGCGTAAGCTTTAGCAGATATAGTAGACTTCTTCTTACTACGACTGATGCCTAGCTTTTTCCTTCTGTTAATGTTGTAATATAATCCCTTTGGCATATCTACTTCCTCACTAATACCTCCATCATACGATCTAGTTTGTTGTGAACTTCTTTAAGTGCTTCCTCTACCTTGGCGATCCGTGCTTCAACAGCTATATCTCTTTCCCGTTGAGCAGCTAACTCTACCTCTATCTTAGTCATCCGTTTATCACCAAGGTCTAACCGTTCGATCATGCGTTTAATAATCCAACCGATAACTCCAAGGGCAATAGCTAGAGCGGTATTTAAAAGACCAGATAGAGATTCAATCATCGTTATCCTACTAGCACTACTTTAATGTGTGTGTATGTAGTCCCCCAGTTGTTTGAGTCTCGATTCCCTCCGGTATCCCACCTTGTCCACCCAGAAGCTGATAATTGTACTGTAACGCTTGAATTTGTAAAGAAAGTTAACATAGCTCCGTATTCAACAGTAGAGCTGGTGGAAGTTTCTTGAAACATCACTGAATCAACTTTAATAGCATCTGTGCCATTAGCATCTTTAGCCATCCATACAGCTCCAACAGCTTCGGTAGTTCCTAAAGTATGCGAAAAAGCATAACTACTTCCGTTAGATAAACCTGAACCGCTGTCGTTGAACCATCCGCTATCGTACTTAGATAATACCTGACTATCCACATACGCCTTGATACTTTGTTGCGTAGCAAGTGCAGTAGCAGAATCGGATGTCATTGTATCTTCATCCAGTATCGTTACTTCTTCAGGATCACCACTGCCAGCTGTTGTTCTACCGATTACTTTAGCAGTATTGATGTTCTGCATCTTAGCAAAAGTAACACCATCATCCGCTATCTTTACAGTAGTAACTGCACCATCTACTATCTTTGCAGTGGAAACAGCGTTGTCTGGTACTGCACCTGAAACTAAGTCATCGTGCTTTGCTAATCTGATACCACCTGGGGTACTACCGTCGTGTACTCTTAGTGTATCGTTGGTTGTATCTACAGTTACTTCGCCTTCAGCACCAGTAAAACCACCAGAAGTAGTGTCGTGGTCTGTAGCTGATCCTCTTCTTAGTCTTACTTGTATGTTTGGCATGGTCTTATACGATTGAACCGAAGTCTAACGAAGTAGCAAGCTTTGCGTCAGTTACGGCATTGTTTGCGATCTTTGCAGTAGTGACTGCTGCGTCATCTATTTTAGCGGTAGTAACAGCGTCAGTAGCAATAACAGTAGCACCATCGCCAGTACTTGTTACATCTCCGGTATGGTTTGGGTGTGTGTAATTATTAGCACTAGCTTCAACCCCTAATATCGCAAGTACCTCAGTAGCAGTAAGTTCTTGTACATCAACACCTGTACCGTTGTCATTACCTAGCAGTACATTGTTGGCTGCTACGTTTTGTATCTTAGCGTAAGTAATAGAATCGTCTGCAATACTCGCAGCACCGCCTCCTACTATAGTACCGCCAGCGTTTGAACCGTCGTGCACATATAAATCTTTGGTATCTGTTGTGTATACAAGTTCCCCAACTGCTCCAGTAAAGGATGAGTTTTGGGTGCTTGTGCCTCTTCTTATTTGTACTTCAATAGCCATGATGATATTTTTATATTATTTTTCCGTATGTGTAAGTAGCTATAGCAGTATCGCCTACAACACTACCCCAGTCATACTCGTTTGGGATTTCTGTTTTAGTTTTATACCCTCGCTCAATAACAAGGATTTCCGTGTTTAAAGGTGGGGGTGTACTGAACTGTATCTCATCTGATCCCCCGGCAATCGTGTAATCGTCTGGGTCTTGCACAGCACCATCAATGGTTACTAATACAGCTGACGACGCTATACCGTTTGTAGTGAATGTTAACGAGAAGTTTTGTTCTACACCATCTCCTGTAAATTTATTGAAGCTAGGAACTAGACCTGTACCAGTCAAAGCGGAGTAAACCTGAGCATCTACATAGCTTTTATTAGCAGCATCTGATGCTTCTACTGCGTCTGCTACATTCTTTAATATCTCATCTTTTACATCCCATCCAGTACCGCCTTGTTCTTTTTGTAGGGACGCATCATTCAGCTCACTGATCTCTTCAGCAAGATAACGGTTGTGTAGATATGCTCTATCTAGTTCACTCTCAGTAAGTACTGAACCATTCTCAAAGTCTACAAGGTTCGTATCTGGTTGGCTTTGTCTGCGTACTCGGACGATCTGACCAGCAGTAGCACCAGCATTTAAAACAACTTTAGTAGCTGGAGAAGTAACAATAGTAAAGTTAGTGGTTAGCGTACCATCTATTTCGACTGTTACATGTTCGTCTTCTAGGTAAGGAAAAGAAAAAGCAAAGTCTGTTTGACTCGCTGTTGCTGTGTAGTCTACATAGGTGTTTGCCATGATAATATATTATTAACTATTGAGTTAGGAGTTCAAGCACTTAAAAGCCTACCTTCTCAGTTAGACGCTCTAGTACTTTATTGCGTAAGCCTTCGTTTGTTATTTGATCTGTCCAAGAGTCTCCTTCGTTACTTAAGAAGTTTTCTCTAAAGTTTGGATCGTTTTCTATCTCTAACCATACATCATCCCTAAACTTACTTACTTCATTTACTATAAGTTTTGATTTAGGTATATCTTCAGGATCAATTTGGACTTGAGGTGCTGTTAAATATTCTTGTGATTTTATAAGTATGTTTAATCTGTTTCTTAAAGTAAGCCCGTCAAAGTCTCTAGCTTTCTCCATCTTATCCATCCAAGCGTCGTATAAAGATTGTCCGGTCTTCTTGTGGTAAAACTTTCGAGTATCAACACCCTTTTTTCTGTATACATACGTCTGCCCTAGCTTTCCTCTTAGACCTGCAATCTCCTCCATCAGCTTATCTTTAGGTTTATCTGTCCATGTAACAGGGCTAATAATCCCCCAGAAACCTTCCATACCCCAGACTCGGTTAACCTTTTCACCTAACAAATTCCTGCGATATTGTCCTGGATGTAAACCTAATGTACGCTCTTTAGCTTGAGCTTGCCATTCAACAGCCTCCCTTTGAAACTGTTCATTCATAGACGCTATATCCCTAACAATAGTAGGACTCACCGAAGCTAAGAAATTGACAGGTAAGTCCATAGATTTCTTCTTTGGGTTTAAAGCTAACTCTAATGATTCATAAAGACCTTTAATAAAAAACTTATTAGTCATGTTCTCTACAATAGATGACTTAAGAGCATTTATATAATTTTTATCCGTATCACTCAGCTCATCAAAATGCTGACCTGTCATACCCATGTAATGAACAATATCAGCCATCGAAGACATGAAGGTAGACCAAGGCTCTAAGCGTCCGTAACTAACACGCTTGTCCCCTATCATTATACTATTAGGTCTCCAACCAGCATCTATTAATCTATCTTTTTGTTCTTGGGTTAAGTATGCTCCTGTTCCTGTAATAGCACCTGTTGTAGCAGCAAAAGCTAGAGAACTAGTTAGTGCAGTACCCATTATCATATTAGTCATTGCTTCAGCTTCTTGCTCTTTTAACTTTAATGTCAACTCTTGCTGTTTTTCTAACAAGTCGTCCAATGATTCCTGGGCTTTTTTCTTTATATCTTCTGAAGCTTCTTTCGCTGTCAATGCAGCTGTGTTCTGCTCTATCTCTTTAGCTAACCCATCTAATTGTTGATGTAAGGGTGATCTCTTTAGCACTGACTTCCACACATATCCTATCGAAGCAGTCGGTGGAAAGTGATCTAATCCAAACTGTGCAATAGCTGTAGGTGTTTTAATAAATGGAACTTGTAACCTAAATAATATTTTAAGTGGATTGTAATGTGCATCTTCACCGCCACGACTCCAATTAGAGAAAGCACGAGCTGCTTGTGAAAAGTATTTATCAGCGTAGTCAGCTTGATAAGTCATTGCTAAACCGAGCTGCTCAACTTCATCAAACTCCTCTTTACCCGCCCACTGAGGCAACCCGTCTTTCTCGACTAAGGCTTCCTTCATTCTTTTCTCTACATAAATATTTAATGCCTTCTCATCTAATCCTTTTGATATTCCTTCTCGTAAAGCTTGAGAACGCAAAGCT